GAACAAAGCGATTTCGCAACAGCTACGGATGCTCAGAGATTTCAGCCAGGCGATGGATCAAGGAGCAAATTGACGGGTACCGCGAATACGAAGAGTCCCGCAAGTCCGAAGGCCTTGACACCTCAGCGCGATTGTTTTTTGTCAACGGGCAGTTAACCAACTGACGAGCCGGGAACGGCGAAACCCTTCGGGGTCTTGGTTTCAACACTTTTTTGGAGATTAGTAAGATGAACGCAAACAACGGTGTCGATCAAGAATTCAGCATCCGATGCAAGGCTTTTAGCGGTGAAGGCGTGAGGCTTAATAAGGTGCTTGTCGAAGGCGGTGCTAATGGCAGCATCTCTGTGTGGGATTCTGTCGCGGGTCACTACACGACATGCCACAGCCTCTCGGAGCGAGCCCAAAAGCGGATCCGTAAAGAAAGCTTGCATCGCTGGAAAGTACAGTATTTTCACGGGCTCAAGTTGGCTTAACACTTTTTTGGAGATGGAACGATGGCGTTCAAAGTTGTAACAAAGGCAGAAAACACCGGGTTTGATGGCGCAGTCTTTGCGACGATTCCCGAAGCTACAGAGGCGGTTATTGTGGCCAACCATGTTTTCGCAGGCGAGCGGTTTGACGTGGTTTCTACCAGTGAACCAGCAAACATCACTTTTGACGAGTGGAACGCAGCTGGTTGGTAAGGTCTTGGTTTACTACACTTTTTTCAATGGAGATAGGCAACATGCCTAAGCGAACAAAAGAGCAACTGCTTGCAGAGATCAAGCAATTGGCCGAGCATGTCAAATGGGCAGTTGGTTTCGCCTCGCAAGACATCGAGGACGTTGACCTGTGTTACATCGGCATGGCCAAGCGTCGAGCCCAAGAACTGGCGGTCGAGTGCCAACGGCTTGAGGACTTAATGGACGATGGGATCGAGGAAGCGGTACAGCATTTAAGAAAGGGGCTGGATGATGAGTGAAGGTTTTAGGAACGTGCCAGGAGTGCCCGAGGGCTGGAAGTTAGTGAGGGTTGGTAAACCTAATGTAGGCGATTGGTTTATTGACGGGCTCGACGATCCTCGACAGGCGAGAGACCATGACCACTGTTACGGATGTGCCATCATCAGCAAGATCGAGAAGCCAGCGAAGTATCGACCGTTTGCGAATGCGAAAGAGGCTCATCCTTTTTGGGATGCATCGCTTAGGCTTGCCGGTGTGACTGGCGATGCCAAAGATTCACGGTTTCGCATTACGTCTATCGGAAGGGATGGCATTACGACTAACGCCGAGTCTTATTCCTACGAGGCGGCGTTTTATAAGTTTTACGTCGACGACGATGGCACCCCGTTTGGAGTGCGAGTAGATGAATCCTGAAACTCTTGTTTCAATTTTCGCAGGCGTGGTTTGTTTGGTGATTTTAGTTTTTTTCAGGAGTCAAGATCGATGATTAAAAACCTAGGCACAACCCAACCTAGCGATTGGATCGAGATCGCCCAAAAAGCAGCATCGCTTGAGGGCGTGACGCTCTCCGAGTTCGTTGGGCTTGCAATGGTCGATCGAGCCTTTGCGGTGCTCGGGACTGATCCGGTCAAGGGCTGGAAAAAGCTTTCTCCGAGGACTAAATACTGGGAGCGAAAAAAATGATTGAGTGCCGAGTAATCGAGCTTTGTTTTTGGAGGTTCCTTGCGATTGATGACGACACAATCACAAGCAGGATCACAGTGTCCAGCGGTGTTCCGATCCAATGGGGATGCGATGATATTTGCGATTGGGTAGAGGGCAAATTTGGCGATCTGCTTAACAGCGGGTGGGAATTTGGTTTTAAGTTTGTTTCTTAGGAGATTATAAAATGAACAAGTTTGACGCATTAAAACAGTTTCAAGCGTGGCCCCCCGAGTGGCAAGAGCTTTGCGGCGAATACTGGGCTGAGTGCGAGGAGTCTTTCACGGTGCCGAGCCCTACGGCGAAGGTGGCGGTAAAGGTGGCGGTACAGCATCCATCTCGAAACGGAATGCGATACACTCGCGACGAATTGACCGAAGTAGATTCGCACTTGGTCGAGGGTCGAGGGCCTTCGGAAGTGGCTAGCATCATGAATCGAAAATATCCAAGACAGCGAACTTTGGACGCATGGGAAAAGATGGCTAATCGCATCAAGAAAGCTGGCTTGCAAGAGATGCTGAACAAGGCTGTAGATTGGGAGTCTAAGTAATGATTTGCGCTGTAATCTTCATCGTCGCTTTCGGCATCGGTCTTGGCTGTGGAATCTCTGATATGGGATGGAAGCACGATGAGCCAGATGTTACATGAGCTGGTTTACCTCGGCGTGGTCGAGGTCACCGTGGGTTTTGTTCTTTACTTGTTTATGAGAGGTGAATAGATGAACGGTAACGATTCGGCTTATCCGATCGCTCCAGAACAGTATAGTCCTGAGTTTGGTCTTACCAAACGCGAGTTGTTCGCAGCGATGGCGTTGCAGGGATTGTTGTCAAACAACACCCAAGAAGGGTATTGGCATGAGTTCGCTAAACGTGCTGTCGATGCTGCAGATGCCCTCATCGAGCGACTATCCGCCGATCCGGTGGCCGAGGGCGTCAATCTGTTGCCAATGTACTCCAGAGAATTGGATGAGGGGCTAACCGATGACAACTGACTACTACGCCAACAAAGCCTTATCGCACTCCAAGCTATCCTGCTTGGCTCAAAATCCGATGGAATTCAAGATGCGGTACGTTGACGATCCGCCGACGTTACCGCCGAAAGAATCCGACGCTTTCGCGATGGGTCATGCGGTGCATTGCTTGGCATTGGAGCCGGAATCATTCTCGGATCGGTTCTTTGTGCTACCGAAGATCGATCGACGAACGAAAGAAGGTAAAGCGGCTTACGCTGAGATTCAAGAGGCCAGCAAGAGCAAGACGCTACTCGATGGCGATGACTACGCCGACGCGATCGCCTGCGTCCAGGCTCTCAACAACCATCCTAAGTTCGCAACGATCATGGCACAACCTAAGCGGGTCGAAGTGCCTTTTGAGTTTGATTTGTTCGGTCATAAATTCAAGGCGAAACCGGATTGCATTGTGGACTCGATGCGACTGATTGTTGACATCAAGACAACCGACGATGCAAGCCCTCATAGGTGGCAATGGTCAGCGGTGGATTATGGATATCATCGGCAGGCGTGGATCTATCAAAAGGCTATCGAAGCTGCTTGCGGAGCAGAGTATCGATTTATCTTTGCGGTGGTCGAGAAACCGAAACCATCGACGCGGGGCATACCGCCAACGGTGGCACTGTATGAGCTTGACAGCGATACCATGCGGATGGGTTGCGAAGATACTTTTGCACTCGTGCGAGAATACGAACGACGGACTGAAACAAACGATTGGCAACAACCCTACAGCAGCGGGATTGTCCCGTTGCGGTTGCCAAAGAGAAGGGTTTATTCGGAGGAATGAAAATGAGTACAGACATCACAACACAGATCCAGCCAGCGGAATCGCTCAAGGTGGTTGAGGCTGGATTCGAAAACACAGACAGTTTCGCATTGTCGCAACGGGTCGCAACGGCGTTGAGCAAATCGACGCTAATCCCAAAGGACTATCAAAACAACTTGCCGAACTGCTTGGTTGCTCTCAACATGGCGAACAGGCTAGGGGCGGATCCTTTGATGGTCATGCAGAATCTTTACGTTGTGCATGGCCGTCCAGCGTGGTCAAGTCAATTCTTGATCGCAACGGCCAATGCGAGCGGCAAGTTTTCGCCACTGAGATACCGAACCATCGGGACTCAAGGCAAAGATGATTACGGCTGCATCTGTCATGCTGTGTGCAACCAGACAGGCGAGGTGCTTGAGTCAGTACCGATTACGATCGGAATGGCCAAAGCTGAGGGCTGGTATAGCAAGAACGGCTCAAAGTGGCAGACGATGCCGGATCAGATGCTTCGCTATAGAGCTGCATCGTTCTTTGTTCGGTCTTATGCTCCTGAGTTGTCACTTGGAATCCATACCGAGCATGAGGTTGCGGATATCGTAGATGGCGAATCGCGTCAATTGAATCGCGTCACGCTCGGACGTAACGAACTACCGGCCATCGAGGGGCCAGCAGAATAGCTTTATTCACACAGAAAGGTTTATCATGGAAACTAAGATTTACACAGCTACGGTCGTTTTTGTTTTGTCGGCTTTTCTTGGTGGTTTGTTCGGCTACCCTCACTACAAGGTTTGGTCGGCTGGAATGACGGGCAAGGCATCGTTGATGCAAGCCGAGCAAGAACGCAAGATCCAGATCGAGCAAGCCAAGGCAGAGTTAGAGTCTGCTAAGCTTCGCGCGGAAGCAATCTCGATTGTCGGTAAGGCATCGAAGGAGTTTCCTGAGTATCGCACTCAAGAGTTCATCGGTGCGTTTGCCGAAGCGATCAAATCGGACAAGGTGGAACAAATCATCTACGTTCCGACCGAGGCAAACATTCCGATCGTTGAGGCTCGACGGTAGAGAATGCGAGCATGGCACCAGCTCGCTAAAAAGCGTGCCAGGGTCGGCGGCGTGGCGAGAACCACGGTGAAGTTTGTACACACAGGCGGTCCCTAGCATGAACAAGGAACTGACCCGCCCAAGCAGGTAGCCAACCCTTCCCGATCCTTTTGCCAACCCACTTCGGGGCGGCGTTAATGGAGGTGTTATGAGACTTGCTTTTTTGTTAATCGCGCTGGTCGGCTGTCGATCAACGCCTAGTTATTACGAAATTTTGGAGTTGAAAGATGAAAATTGTTCTAAACAGGTCGAAGTTTTTGGAGTCGTTCAATCTCGCAGCATCGGGGGCATCAAATCAGGTCAAGGACGTGCTTGGCAACGTCTTGATCGATGCAGCGACGGGCAGGCTAGAGGCATCCAACGGCGAAACATCGCTGGCCGTTGATTTCGTTGCTGATGAGTTGCACTCGCAAGGGACGGCATTGCTCGATCCTCGCAGGGTCGGAGCCATCCTCAAAGAATCTCGCTCCGAATCGGTCACCATCGAGGCTGACGAAAGGTCGATCGAGATCACAACTGACGAAGGCTCTTTCACGCTCCAGGCTCGCAATCCAAGCGAGTTTCCACGGGTATCGGCCATCGAGGGCAAGAGCATCGAGGTCGGTTCTACGGGCCTGCTAGGGGCTTTGCGAAGGGTCGATTTTGCAACCGACGTTGACTCAACACGATACCAGCTTGGCGGTGTCAATTTCGCGGCCAGTGGCGAGCGATTGGAGTTGATCGCGACGGATGGTCGGAGGATGGCCTACAGTGGCCTAGATTTGCATCTAGGGAGCGATTTAGAAAGCGGTTCGGCCATTGTGCCAACCAAGGCTCTCGGACTCGTTAAGCGATCGCTAGAGGGCTCGGAAGGCTTTGTGGGTGTTTCGGTCAACAAGTCGTCGATCCAGTTTCGAGGGGATAAAGTGGCGATTCAAACTAGGTTGGTCGAGGGACGCTATCCCAACTGGCAATCGGTTATCCCGTCCGCCGATGGGATCGAGTTTAGATTTTTGGCAGGGCCGTTTCTTCAAGCGGTTCGCCAAGCATCGGTAACCGCAGAACAAGAGTCTCGGGGCGTGGTCTTTTCCTTTGGCGATGGCTCTTGCAAGATCGCTGCTAAGGCGGCTGACGTTGGGCGGTCTCAAGTGTCAGTACCGCTAGAGACTCCCGAAGCGTTTGAGATCACGATGGATTATCGGTTCGTGCTCGATTGGTTGCAGTCGCTCGACAAGACCGATCAAGTGTCGCTGTGGTGCAAGGATCCTACAAGGCCTACGTTGTGGGTCTCGGGTGAGTCCAAATACGTCATTATGCCAATGAACAGGAGTTGAAATGAACGAACAAAAGATCGAACAATTTTGGCGGGATGCAAAACATGGTGATGTTGCACGGGTGATGAATCGTGAGGCGGTTGAGGCTAGGTTTCGGGATAGGATAGATCAGGAATGGAAACCCGGATTGCTTTCGGGGTGGAGCAAAATAGACAAATCAGATTCTCTTCAATGGGTATCATCTGAAGGTGCGTCTTGGAGATATTGCCAAGTCTACGAGCCTCAACAATGGTGGCTCGACAAGCCCGATCCGGGCAAAGGGTGGAGGTTGCTTGGGAAGTTTCCGCATGAGGATTTGAAGATTGGTGATGAAGCCCAGTTGATTGACGGCGAGTGGGGGGCGAGCTACCAAGCTAAGACTGGAGGAAAGCAGGTGCTAGCAATGTGGTATCGCCGACGCATCGAGCCGAACTCTCCAGAAAAATTGGATGGTTCGACTTGCGCAAGCAACATACCTAAGGGCTGGACGGCTCTTTCGTTCGATGAGCCTCGATTGGAATCGGATGCCTACTGGTCGCAAGATGCCGAAGCTTGGGTCATCGTAGACGGCTGGGTCGAAGCTGCTAACCGCGAAAAGTGGCCAGTGATTCGGCAAGTGGAGACGCATAAAACCATGATGCTAATGGTTGGTTATCACTACAGGCTACCCAACGGAATTACGATCACGGTTACAAAGCAAGGCTTTGAGTTGGAATAATGGATGATTACGCGATCAACGAATGGTTCGCCGAGAGAGTTTGCATCAAAATTGCCGACGCTGGATTGGCTGATAACGAGGCGATCCGGCAGGCTTATCACGAAACTAAACTGACGTTCGGCGAAGTAACCGAACAAGTTAAGTCTAAATACAGAAAGGCGGTGGGTCTTGAGTAACAAATGGCAAGTCGGGCCGGTTAAGCTGGCCAATGGCGAAGAGGCTTTCGTTGACGCGATCAATGGGGGGCAGGAGGCTTTTAGGTACACAGGGCGGGTAAAGCATCTTGGAGTCTGGGAGTCGGCAGGATGGGACGACAGCGGGCGCAGAATGTACTGCGAGTTTAATCATCCTCACAACCTTGCCCCACCACCAAAAAAGAAGGTGCGAGTGCAATTTTCTATCAATGTACATTCTGACGGTGCGTTTTACGTCTATAAAACTCGGGTGGATGCCAAATCAGGCGCAGGTGTTAATCGAATGGCCTGCAAGGAAATCGACATCGAGGTCGAGGAAGGGGAAGGATTATGAGCCGAATTCACATCTATCAAGCAAAGATTGTCGAGGTTGTTGACGGCGACACTTTCGACCTGATGATCGATCTTGGGTTCAATACATTCACAAAGCAGCGAATGCGGCTTTACGGCATCGACGCTCCTGAAATGAGGACGCAGGCGGGAAAGGATCTTGCGTGGAATCTTTCGATGCAATACCCAGGTAGTTTGCCTGTCATCGTCCAATCCGTCGAGGCTCCAAAGAGCAAGCAGTTTCGCGACAAGTACGGGCGGTTTTTGGCCATCATCTACGATGCTTGGCCGTTGAATCCAAGGGCGATTGCAAACAAACAAAAGATCCTGACAGTCGCTCCATCTTCGCTAAACGCTCGGCTCATCAATGATGGGCTTGTCAAGGAAAGGTATTGGTAGGTGACACCGGAACGGATGATTGAGATCGAGCAACATGCTCGACGGTTTGGCTCTGCTAATTGCTGGACGGGCACTAGCGGAACATTGGCGACGATGATTATCGAGCTGCTCAAGGTCATTCGGGATCTTGAGGCTCAAAAGGATGGTTCTTTAACGGAGGTTGATAAAGATGAATTACGATGAGTTTATTAGGTCGAAGTCGCAATGGCGTAGCCAATGCGGTATCGATCCAGGAGAGTTGCAACCGTGGCTCTATGATTTCCAAGCTTACTTGGTCGATTGGTCTTTGCGTCAAGGTCGATCAGCAATCTTTGCTGATTGCGGAATGGGTAAGACTGCGATGCAGTTGGCATGGGCTCAAAAGATTATCGAGCATCGAAACAAAGCTGCCTTGATTGTTACGCCAATTGCCGTAGGTGCTCAAACGATCCAAGAGGCGGAGCGTTTTGGAATTGAAGCCAAAAGGTCGCGCGATGGGCGGTTTGATGGTTCGCCTTGCGTATGGGTGACTAACTACGAACAGTTGCACAAGCTTAACCCTCGCGACTTTGCGGCTGTCGTTTGCGATGAGTCGTCAGCGATAAAAGACTTCAAAAGCGAACGCAAAGACGTTGTTGTTGAGTTTCTTCGGACTGTCGAATTTCGATTGCTTTGCACAGCTACGGCGGCTCCTAATGATTTTTGGGAGCTTGGGACATCGAGCGAAGCTTTGGGCCTAATGGGGTTTCGCGACATGATAACCAAGTTTTTTAAGCAAGAAACGTCTAAGGATCATCATGGATGGGGTCGGACAAAGTATCGCTTTCGAGGTCATGCAGAGCAACCGTTTTGGTCTTGGGTTTGTTCTTGGGCTCGATCAATTCAGAAGCCTGAGGATATTGGGTTTGATGGATCTAGGTTTGTTCTTCCGAAGCTAAACGAGATTGAACACGTTGTTGAATCCGCAAGACTTCGCGATGGCTTTCTGCTTGCGTTGCCTGCGAGAGACATGCAAGAGGAAAGAGAAGAACGCAGGCGAACAATGCCAGAGCGTTGCGAAATGGCCGCCGAGATTGTTCACTCTCACGAAGGATCATCGGTTCTTTGGTGCGAGCTCAATCCCGAGGGCGATATGCTCGAAAAGATGGTTGCTGACTCAGTTCAGGTATCTGGCAGCATGAAAGACGAGGAAAAAGAAGAGGCTTTGATTGGATTTGCAAACGGCCAGATTAAGCGATTGATTATCAAACCAAAGATCGGAGCATGGGGGCTAAACTGGCAGCATTGCAATAACGTGACGGTGTTTCCTTCGCACTCGTTCGAGCAATACTATCAGGCTGTTCGGCGTTGCTATCGATTCGGTCAAAACAAAGACGTAACTGTAAACATCATCGCAAGCGAAGGCGAGCGAGGGATCATCAAGAATCTACAAAGGAAACAAGAGCAATCGCGTCGGATGTTTCGTGAGCTATGTAAGCACATGAACGACGCAATGCACATTGTAACGCAAGATTATTTCCCAGAGAAAGAGGAGCTACCAACATGGCTGTAAACGATCAAGTAATCAAAGACAACTACGCAATCTACAATGGCGACTCGGCTGAGTGGATCAAAACAATACCAGATGAGTCCATCGGGCTATCGGTATACTCTCCACCATTCGCAACCGAAAACGGTGGATGTCTTTACAACTACTCAAGCAGCGTTCGGGATCTTTCTAACGCAAGAACCTACGCAGAGTTTTTTGACCACTACGCATTTATCGTTGAGAATATCGCAAGGGCCACAAAGCCCGGTAGGATCACAGCGGTGCATTGCATGGACGTACCAAAGCAAGGTGCAAACATTTGCGGATACACCGACTTTCCAGGCGATATCATCCGATTGCACGAAAAGCTAGGGTTTGACTATTTGCCAAGAATTTGCATCTGGAAGGAACCTTTGGCTGTGCGTAATCGAACAATGGCTAAGGCTCTTGCACATCGTCAAATCTGCGAGGACTCAACCTTAACCAATGTTGCGGCGGCAGACTACTTAATACCGTTTCGCAAGAAGGGTGTTAATCCAGAGCCGGTAACGCACGAAACTGGATTGCACGAATACTACGGAGAGCGAGAGATTCCATCGGAGTTGCATCGATACAAGGGACACGCTGGAAAGCAGACCGAGAATCGATACTCTCACTGGATTTGGAGAAACTACGCATCGTGCTTTTGGGACGACATTAGACTTGATCGAGTGTTGCCATACGAGGAAAGCAAAGACGAAGGTGACGAGCGGCATCAGCATCCGTTGCAACTCGATGTCATACAGCGATCGGTCGAGCTTTGGAGCAATCCTGGAGACGTTGTGTTGACTCCATTTATGGGCGTTGGCTCTGAGGTCTATGGTGCTGTATCGCTCGGTCGTCGCGGTATTGGTTGCGAGTTAAAACCAAGTTACTACAGGCAGGCCGTCAAAAACCTTGCAAACATCCAATCGCAAGCCAATCAAGAATTACAGCCGACCTTATTTGATTGATTTGTTCTCAGGTTGGTTCGCCTCGGCAAAGGTGCTTGCTGTTTCAAACTTCCAGCAAGATTCCGGCCAAAGGAACTGGTGCGCGGTACGAGCCGGGCTAATCACCCAATCGACCGTCGGTAAGCGAGTGGCTAATCTCCACACT